ATCCTCCTTTAAACGATCCCGTATTGACACTGGCCTATATATACTATATAATCGTTCTATAATGCTTTATCAATAGAAAACTTTGTACAGAAATTTTGATAGAAATTTGAGATAGAAATTTTAGGTGAAAAATGAGATTTACCCAATATAAGCTACATACCCATCCAGATCGTTACTGGCAATATCCCCCTCAGGAATCCTCCCTTCCCATACCTCCACTATGGTCTACAGATCCGTACTATTCCGATCTAAAGGGAAGCCTTCAATTCTTCACTCATTTATACTATACACAATGGTTCTCTTATATACACTGATACTTGTGATGTCCATACTCTTACTGGCAATGAACAATCTATTATTACTCATTGTCGGTACTATACTTTCTATACTGATTATGACCTTTGAGGAGTTACTATGCTCATAGAAAGAGATCTATATAAGAAGATCACAGAGAATCTTCCCCTTCAATGTGTCGATGTCATGGTTCGATACCAGGGGAAGTACGTACTCATTAAGAGGACTGATGAACCGATGCGGGGTGTGTACTGGGTCATCGGGGGTCGGCTTCATAAGAACGAGAAGTTGCGAGACTGTGCATTGAGGAAATTGACTGAAGAGCTCTGCAGTATCTCGAGCATCGATGTCGATTCGTTACGTCTCGTTGGTGTGTACGAGGATGTGTACGACTTCTCTCAGTTCGGATACTGCCCGACTGGTTACCATACCAATGCGATTGTGTTCGAGGTAGAGTTGCTTGATCTCGACTCGATCAAGCTTGATAGGACCTCGGAGGATTGGGGACTGTTCGATACCCTCCCTGAGAGATTCCGAGTACAGTATCCGGAGAAGAAAAGGGGGGTGTTCTATGAACCCGGATGGAACTGATACCGTGAAGAAGGTACTGATCGTTATCGTGGGTATCGCATTGCTGCTGGCTATCGTTGTTTTTACTCCCTTGATAACGATCTGGTCGTTGAACACCCTGTTCAACCTGGGGATCGATTATACGATATGGACCTGGGCTGCTACCGTATGGCTCGGTATGGTTACCTTCGGGGGATTGGCAGCTAATGTACGGAATAAGGAATGATGTAAACTGGCCGGCCGTTTCTGGGCCGAGTAAATTAAGGAGAGAAAGATGGCAGATGTAAAAACAAATAATCCGAATACGACGAAGACCGGGAAACCGAAATACCAATCTAAGTCCCTCGAAGAACTACAGCGTTTGCGCGAGAATGCGAGACCGAAGGTCATCCCTCGTATCAATAACGCGATCGCGAAGAAGGCTGGGCGAGGAAGATGACCGAAGAGCAGAAGTTGGATAACTTCTGCAGAAAACTCGATAACCTAGATTATGAATGCATGTCTAGGGCGGATGAGGGATTATACTCGATCGCCCTGTTCATAAAGATACGCGAGATAATGAATCGAAATCTGACCAAGGAACAGAGATTAATAGTCATATCCAAATTACTCAATGAGATTTCAGATGAAACCGATGCGCGATGATATGATGGTTCAAGAACAGGTCCGAGGACCATGGCAGCACATGGTCGGGGTCATATGCTTGAATCTTACTAATAGAAAGCAGGTGAAGCGAGTACTACCAAGATTCTTTAAGAAGTGGCCGACACCTCATCGACTACTCTCCTCATCCATCTCAGAGATCGAGAAGGAGATCGAAGAACTCGGTATGCAGAAGACGAGGGCGAATAGGATTTATAGGATGTCTGAACAGTTCCTTTCGTGGAAAGGTATCAATGCCCGTGAACTATATGGTATCGGAGAGTATGGTTCAGACTCCTATGAGATATTTTTCAAACAAAATTATACGATCAAGCCGAAGGACAAGGAGCTGAAGGCTTATCTAAAGAGGATACTAGTATGAGTGTTATATACAACATGCCACCGCAGAATGACTTGCCAAGGTTGATTCAAGCTGCCAACGGCGTATCGAATAATATTTCTCAAGCGATCGCCCATACGAGCGGTGCTTCACAGGCAGATGTTCTATATGATATGTGTCGATTGAAGAATCAACGTAACAGGCATCTTCGAGAGACTTTTAAATTCAAGAAGATCTATCTCACAGATCATATCTTTCATGCGGTCGATCTGAAACCAGGCATGGAGTTCTTTAATATCAAGGATAGGGCAGAACCGTTCGAGGATGGATCCATTGTTATCTTCAGTAACAATAACGTTATGGTGGATAATAATCTGAGTAAGTACTTCAGTATGTACTTCGCATCCCCGGGTGCGATCTTTGTCGTCTGGGACTTTGACAATCACCATTGGTTCGCATTATCATCCATGCTCGCAGCCGCATCTGATTTCTATGTCCCGACCCATTCTGACAATCTGGAACCTTTGTCCAGATATAATAATGTTATGATGGGCCCGGTTGGATCGGGTGTTATCCAATGGAGCAAACAATACCTGCGAGATCATTATGATCTAATCATTGGAACCGAAAGGGTAGATGAACCCCTCGGTACTCATATCGAATATCCTCAGTTTCCATATCGAAATAAAAATCTAAAAATATTAAACAGGACTTTGCCTTCGGTGAAACTTGTGGATGGATCGTATCATTCGAGAGACATGCTAGATCGTTTCAAGGAATGGTGTTCGCATAAAGTCCATTGGATCGTGCCAGTTTTGAATGATGCTCCTATTCGAGTATTTGATGCCTTGATTACCGGCGGCATTCCAATCATACCTAGATCACTCAAATACCACAGGGATATTCAACATTTACATGAACATATCCTTTTCTATGATTACGAGGATATTCAAAATCCCTTGACACTGACGCAATTAGGTGTTAAAATGTTCAATGAAGGTGGCGAGGAAAGAATCAAACGACGCCATCAGATAGCAATCGACACTTACCATGTCGATGAACGCGTGAGAACTATTTTAAAGGGATTAGATGATGAGTTTCGAATGGGATTATCAAGCACCAACTTGGTATGAAACTGCAGATGATAAGGAACGTAAACATTTCCGAAATTGGCTACGAGGCTTACTAAAGACGGAACGTGTAGAGTTGACTTTCAAAAAGAAAGATGGTACTATTAGGGTGATGAAATGCACCCTGTTAGAATCTGAACTACCCGAAACGGAACAAGGCAAGGATCCTCGTAAAGAAAACGAGGAGTCCATGCCGGTATTTGATCTTGATAAAAAAGAATGGCGAGCATTTCGTTTTGATTCTGTCAAGCAGATTAATTTTACCCTAGGAAAATAATGGCGACGAAACGACAGCATGAATTGAGATCTCTTGTGGGCGGTGAACCGAATCCCGCCACATTGAATCCCGCATCTGAGGATTATATATCTTCATTCATGCATCTGACTAATTGGTATTCATATGAGAAGGGCAGGAAAGATGCTTATAAGTATCATACCGAATATATCAAGAAGTATAGACCACAAGATCAGAAGATGTTCCTCGTTGTGGAGGAATCTGATATTAATACTACTTTTGGTTGGATCTGCCGCATCGTCTGTCGAGGGGGACAGTTATCTTCCGACTATCAGATCCGGCTATCCAACTATCTAGATAATCTGTTAGAGCTTGGGCGGAATCGTGTTAGGGCGAACTCTGCAGTGGCCGCACCGATCTTCTCCCCGAAGCAGAACATCATCTCGATTCAAGAAGCAACATTACAGAAAGCTCAGGAGTTCGTTGGAGAACTAGAAGCGGAAATGGATGACGTATACTTTGGAGATAAAGAATTCAATCTTTATAACTTCATGAAAGCTAGACAGATCCCTACAGCATATGTTAATGTGATTCGCTCATGGGCATCAGATAAGTTAACAGAATATCTAGAAGTTTCCAAAGGCAATGATCCTCAGTTGAAAGAAGGTTACTCTAATTTTAACAAGAGAAAGATAACTGCTTTAACAAAGATGTTCACAGCTTTCATTGAGGATTGTGATAGGTATTCTACATTTAAGAAAGCGAATCGAAAGCCGAGGATGGCAAAGGAGAAGACTCCGAGCCAACAGGTCAAATCCATTAAGTATAAAACTGAGGACACAGAACTTAATCTGAAGTCTTTGCCGCCGGCAGAGATAATCGGTGCCTCTCAAGTATGGTTATATAATACAAAGACCAAGAAACTTTCTAAGTATGTTTCGGATTCTACAAAGGGGATCCAAGCAAAAGGCAGTGCCATTCAGAATTGGGATCCAGAACAATCTAAGCAGAAGACTTTGCGTAAACCCGCAGAAACAATCAAGCTTCTTATGGAAAGCGGCAAAATTAAATTGAGAAACTTTCTAGAAGATATTAAAACTAAGGAACAGAGTGTTAATGGTAGGATAAATATTGATACCATCATTCTCAAAATCCTGAGGTAATTATGTCTTTCCTAAAACTTTCTTGGTGCCAACTGATAAGAATCATACTATCGCAGATAGGAGGCAACCCATTGCAACAGATGTATTCTCAGTTGAATCAGGGTTTGGCTACCATGTCTCCAAGATCGGGTATTATACCTAAAGAATTAACCGAGATAAAACAATTAATAGAACAAGTAACTTCTGCCATTCAAACCGCACAAACAACGGCTAATGATTTTACCGATACTTTAGATAGAATAACAAATCAATTTTTTCAAAATCCTGTGGGTAGTATTAGTTCTGCAACTATGATTTCCGCAAACACTAGGATATCTGCTATTAATACTTTACTAGCTACCGAATCTGACTCTCAAATAATAGCATCGTTGACTGAGGAAAGAACAGCATTATCAAATACTGTGACATTCTTATCGTCATTTAAAAATAATACTGATAGATTATCTGGTGTGTCTCCTATAACTAATGGTGGTGCTGGAGGTTGTTCTCTACAAGATTTATTAGGAAGTGGTTGTGCGCCAAACAATGATGTGCCGGATATAGATTTGCAAAATCTATTAGATTCATTAAAACAAGGTGATGCCATTGCCGCAATAAAACAAAATATAGAGAATGCTAGCGGAGTTTCAAATTTAAAACAATCTTTATCATCTTTTAATACGACTATTAGTGGATTCAATGCATCTTTTACCGCATCAATAACTAAAGCATCGATACGCAATGCAGTATCTTCTCAAGTTACACAGATAGCATTTAATTTACTAAGCGGTTGCGGTAATCAAGTATTTGATTTAACATTGAAATCTAATGTTAAAGGTAAAGTTGCAGCATGGGCAGCTTTACTAGAAAAAGAAAGATCGGGTGAAATAACATATGGCCCAGATGGTGAAGCATTTAGTTATAACAGTCCAATATACTCACCGATATCTTCAAATGCCATCATCTATACAAATTTAACAGGATAAAATATGATAGTTGTTGATTACAATCAAACAGCAATTTCTAATCTAATGGCTGAGATTGGAAATCGAACTGATGTTGAAATACAATTGCCACTTCTTCGCCATATGATTGTTAATTCTATACGAGGCTACAAACAAAAGTTTGGTAAAGAATTCGGAGATATAATTATAGCATGTGATAATCAAAGATATTGGCGCAGAGATTACTTCCCGCTATACAAGGCAGGCAGGAAAAAGGCGAGAGAAGAATCGGGATTTGACTGGAAAGTTATATTCGAAGCTCTTAGTCAGATACGAGCAGAATTGGATGTGTTCTTTCCATACAAAGTTGTCAATGTGGATGGAGCAGAGGCAGATGATGTAATTGCAGCCTTGGCTAAATGGTCACAAACAAATGATACTTCTAACTTAATATTTGAAGAACCCAGACCCTTTCTAATAATTTCGGGTGATCACGATTTTATTCAGTTGCACAAATATGAAAACGTGAAACAATATTCCCCCATTCAAAAGAAATATGTTAGATCTGAAGAAAGCCCAGAGAGATATGTATTTGAACATATTATCAAAGGAGACAAAGGTGATGGTATACCTAATGTACTTTCTGCAGATGATAGTATAATTAATGGCATTAGACAAAAACCCATCTCTTCTAAAAAAATAGAATTGTGGTATAAGGATTATGATGAAATGCCCTCTGATGCAGATTTCAAAAGAAACTACGAAAGAAATAGAACATTAATTAATTTCGAATGTATACCTGATGAAATATATGAATCTATCATAAATAACTATGAATCAAAACCACTTAAAGATAAAAGTAAATTACTCGACTTTTTTGTTGAACATAAAATGAAAAATATGCTTGAAGTTATAGAGGAATTCTAATGAGAACAACAATACCACAAATCTTAGATGAAGTTGAAAGAGCTTCTTCCAAAGAAACTAAAATTAAAATGCTTCGGGCATATGATCATCCAATCTTGCGCGCAATACTAAAGATAAACTATGATCCTAGTGTGTCAGTTTATCTTCCGGAGGGGGAACCTCCTTATAAAAAGGATAAAGAAATTCCTATAGGATATTCCGAAACCAATCTATTCGCAGAATTTAGAAGATTTTATATTTGGACAGATCCTAATGTAAATATAACTAAAATTAGAAAAGAACAATTATTCATTCAGTTTCTGGAAGGCATACATTGGACAGAAGCCGAAGTAATTTGTTTGGCAAAAGATCGGAAACTTCAAACAAAGTTTAAATCCGTCAAGGAAGATCTAATAAGGGAAGCATATCCCGATCTTTTGCCGGCAGTATCTGAAGTCAAGAAGGAGCCAAAAGTAAAAAAGGTCAAGGCTTCTTTAGACGCATCCTCCTAGGCTTTAAAAGAAGCGAATCTGTTGAAGAAAAAGAAATTTGGTCAGATGTAGGATCTATACCCGAAGATCCCGTGTACGATAGCAGAGTTTTTAACCATCATCGTTACAGAGCATTTGACAAATATTGAATTAGCATTTATAATTATATTATGTACTTAGGAGATTCTCATGACTATGCATCTAATTGGTCCTTGGTTGTCTACGACAGGTAAGAAAAAAGGTAAAATGAAATGGCGTTCTGCAGAACAGAAACGCGAAGCAGAACGATTAGAAGCAGAATGGCAGAAACTTGTAAACAAACATGCCTCGGTGGCTGAGAGGTCCAAAGCAACAGTCTGCAAAACTGTAAAACCGCAGGTTCAAATCCTGCCCGAGGCTCCAAGATCTACTGCACATATTCCTAGTAAAGATACTGGAATTAAGGGTGCGGTCACAATTAAGCAAACTCCAAAATATACAGGCACTAAAATTTTAGGCATTGGTACTATGCACAAGTCTAATGCTGTCCCCGTCTTTAGTGACGACGAAGCAAAAGATATTTCTACGATGAGGCGCAATTAATGAAAAAAATAGTTTTAGTAACCGGAGGTTTCGATCCAATTCATTCTGGACATATTAGATACTTTCAAAGAGCGAAAGAACTTGGAGATATTTTGTATGTTGGACTCAATTCCGACGAATGGTTGACTAGGAAAAAAGGTCGTCCATTTTTACCTATGCGCGAAAGATTGTCTATAGTTCAAAATCTTCGCATGGTGGACTTTACGATAGAATTTAATGATGATGATAATTCTGCGAAAAATGCTATCAAGATGGTCCGCGAAATGCATCCTAATGATGAGATCATTTTTGCGAATGGCGGTGATCGAAATGCCAAGAATATCCCAGAGATGGATTTGAAAGATGATATTAGATATGAAAATTTAACCTTCGCATTTGGTGTAGGCGGTGAGGATAAATCTAATTCTTCATCCTGGATTCTAGAAGAATGGAAATTGCCTAAAACTGTTCGTCCTTGGGGCTATTATCGAGTGTTGCACGAACCTCACACTAAGTGTAAACTTAAAGAATTGACAGTTCTACCCGGACTTTCTTTGAGTATGCAAAAGCATAAGCATCGAAGCGAATTGTGGTTTGTTTCGGAAGGTAAGGCATCAGTATATACTATAAATCCAAAGAATACAGATTTAGAAAAAATTGGCGATTACATTCAGAATCAAACTTTATTCATTCAAGAGGGAGAATGGCATCAACTTAGGAATGAAACATCTAAAGATTTAAAAATTATCGAAATCCAGTATGGAGATGCTTGTTATGAAGAAGATATTGAAAGGAGACCTGTATGACAATTCCAAGTAGCCCCGAGGATCGTAAAGCAATTTTCGATGCTTTGCGTGAATTTTCAAACTCTATGACTCGTATTGAGGCAGAAAGAGATTTAATTAAAGAAATTATTAATAATACTTGTGAAAATTTTGAATTAAACAAAAAAACCTTCCGCAAAATGGCTAAAGTTTATCATAAGCAAAATTTTAACAAGGAAAAAGAAGAACACGAAGAATTTGAAACCATGTACGAAGTTATCACCAATACCACAACGATGAGAGATGCAGCATGAAATATTATTTCGTATATAAAGAAACCGATATCTATGGAGAAGAGACCGGCAAGGTCATTAATTTTCAATTCAAAGCAGACACTTTGGATGAAATGGTAGAAAACTTCGAAGATTTCCTTAAAGGATGTGGATTTCATTTGGGAGATCAACGTATCGAATTCGTTGATGATACTAATACTGAAGAATTTAATTTAAATCTCGAAGAACATAGCAACTACTACTATGATTATGATAGAAATATGCCGGTAGAAGGTGCAGCAGGTCAACCCGCTATCAACATCGATCTTTCTGATTATGAAATCAAATTAGATCCTAATAATTTTAATTACGATACAATGGATACTCGTAATGTATAATCAATTTATACTTGAAGTGCATTACTTAGATAAACTTAACCGGGTTAGAAAGAAGGAATTGCTCGGAGTTTATAAAAATTTACAGGACATCGAAAAGGTAAAAGAAAATAAGCAGGAATCGATGAAATCTAATAAAAAATATGGAATTTTATTTAAAATTTATACGAATTATGATCCATTTTGTGCTTGACTTTCGTTACTTTTGAATTTATAATATTATTATAGATCATAGGAGACGAAATGAGTATTTACGATATCATCCAGCAACTAGAATCCGATAATTCTCGCCTTGCCAAGGAAGCTATCCTTACCCAGAACAAAGACAACAAACTTTTGAAAAATGTTTTCTTTTTAGCGCTGGATCCTTTCACCCAATTTTATATCAGGAAAATTCCTAAGTATCAAACTAAGTGCAAGATGTGGGATTTGGATGTCGCATTGAAGTCGTTGGACTCGTTATCGTCTAGAAAAGTTACAGGTAATGCTGCAATTGATTTTTTGAAAAATTTATTGGAAGGTTGTGATCCAGATGACGCAAAGATACTCGAACGTATTATTGGGAAAGACCTTAAATGTGGAGTCTCAGACAAAACAGCAAACAAAATTTGGAAAGGACTCGTCCCGGAATACCCCTGTATGCTTGCTTCTGGATTCGACGAAAAGCTCGTGGAGAAAATCCGATGGCCGGCATATGTTCAACTTAAACTCGATGGGATGCGATTCAACGCAATCGTCCGAGATGGGCAAGTTGAGTTTCGCTCAAGAAACGGAAAAGAACTAACTATCCCAGATCCAAATTTTAGCATACCTTTTATCAAACTCCGAGATCATTATGGAGTAGATATGGTATTTGATGGTGAATTATTAATTGTAGACGATGCAGGTAAAACTGTTAATAGGCAAACGGGCAATGGCATCCTATCTAAATCTATCAAGGGTACTATGTCTAAAGCAGAAGCAACATATGTTCGAGCTACACTGTGGGATGCTATCTCATCAGAAGGATTTCAGCGGGGAATTGAGAAAGAACCATATAATGTTCGCCTAGCAAAACTCAGTAACGGAGTTTCCCATGTGAAAAATGTTCATGCTAATCTAGGACATGTTTTTGATATCGTATGGACAAAAGAAGTACAAACGCTAAGTCAGGCCCAAGCATTATTTGAAAAGTTCTTAGCTAAGGGCGAAGAAGGTACTATCCTCAAATCTAAAACTGCATTCTGGGAGGGCAAGCGGTCAAAAGAGCAGATCAAGTTTAAGGGTGAATTAGATTGTGATTTGATTTGCGTAGATTGGGAAGAAGGTACTGGTAAAAATAAGGGTCGCTTAGGTGCATTGGTGCTGGAATCAGCATGCGGACAACTTCGCACTAATGTCGGAACAGGTTTTACCGATGAACATCGAGATATATTTACTCGGCAAAATACAGTAGGAAAAATTGTCTCGGTGAAATATAATAGTAAAATTAAGGATAAAGGTGATAATGGGTGGGCATTATTTCTTCCAGTATTCTTAGAAGTGCGAGAAGACAAAATTAAAGCAGATAGATTAGACAAGATAAAATAAATATATGTATGACAGCAACGATTTATAAATTTCCATATCGTTTTAATTTTAAAGGATATAGAATACCTCTTTACACTGATGAAGAGGTTTATCTTACTATTCTCGCAATGAATGCCTTTGGTGGGCAAGATATACTAGTTACAGAAGATAATTTAGAATCTTTTGATCCTGTGATCGTTATCAAAGCTTTGGCAGAAGCTAAAATTTCTCACATTTTCTCATCTAAAATAAGACAAATTTATTCTCATATATTAAAATCCATAGAAACACTGTGAATATTTTTTACTTACATAATGATCCTGCAGAATGTGCTAAATTGCACAACGATAAACATGTTGTGAAGATGATACTTGAATATGGACAACTAATGTCGACTGCTCATCGAGTTTTAGATGGCGATCTTTACTATGGCAAAACCACAAATGGAAGAAACATTAGACGGTGGAGATTAAATGATGAACGAGAATCTGTCTTATGGAAAGCTAGCCATATACAACACCCTTCGGGTATTTGGGTGAGAAGTTCAGCTTGGAATTATCTATGGCTGAAAGATCTTTGGTTAGAACTTATGAAAGAATATACATACCGATACGGGAAAGTACACTCTGCAGAAAGAATGAAAAAATTCTTCGTACAGCTTCCGAATAACATTCCCAGGCATTCTCCTTTTACCGAACCTACTCCTGCAATGCCGGAACAATACAAAGTTTCAGACAATTCTTTACAGTCATATATAAATTATTATGTAGGAGCGAAAAGACATCTCGCTTCTTGGAAAAATCGTAATGTACCATCTTGGTATGTTTAATTGTTGAAAGGAAAATAATGGAATCGCATAAAATTCAATTAGAAGAAGGCTTCACTGATGATAGAGGCCTAATTCTACCAATCGTACACGACTTTGCCAATGTTCAAATGATCTATTCATACAAAGGTGCTATCCGTGCAAATCATTATCACAAAACAGATTCTCACTATTGTTATATGGTGACGGGAAAAGTTCGTTACCTATGGAGAAATCACGGTGAAGATACTATCCATGAAGAGTATTTCACAAAAGGACAAATATTCCTTACAGGTCCGAATATTGATCACGAGATGATCTTCGAAGAGGATTCTGTTATGGTTGTGGTATCAGAACACAAACGCGACGCTTCAACCTACGATGAAGATATTGTAAAGATTGAGCCACTTCATGAGAAATTTTAATTACTTAAAATGCAGATGTTGCGATAACGAGAATTTAGTTAATTGGTTACGATTACCAGATTCTCCTGTTGCGAATGCTTTATTTGATAAGCCGGATTATACTAGATATCCCCTAGTATTAAACTACTGTGAACAGTGCGGGCATCTACAATTGGCAGCTGCCCCAGATCCCGATTCTGTATTTTCCAAATACAGATATAGATCCGGAGTATCTAAATCTTTTCAGAAACATTTTTCTGATTATGCTTTAGATGTCGTACAAAAAGAAGGTCCCGGCAAAGTATTAGAAATAGGCAGCAATGATGGATATCTTTTGCAGCAGTTTGCTAAACATAACTGTGAAGTGGTAGGTGTTGAACCTTCAGACCTTCTTCGATCCGATCATGAGGAAAAAGGTGTCGAGGTTGTTACTGATTTCTTTACTTCATTTTTAGTTGATCAATATTCTTGGGAAAATAAATTCGACGTAGTATGTGCAAATAATGTACTAGCACATATCCCTGATACGTATGAAGTGATGCGAGCAATCAGTAAAGCTTTAAAACCCAACGGAATACTTGTTGCAGAATGCGGAGATCAAAAAGGAATCATTTCTGGCGAATACCTAGATAATGTTTATCATGAGCATATTGATTATTATTCCCCTAATTCATTCGCAACACTAGCTAAACGGGCAGGCCTTGTTGTCGAGGAAGTTACTCAGATTAATACACATGGTGTTAGTTTTAGAATTATTGCTCGCAAGAAGGACGGCGAATCAGTAACTAGTTTAGATGCAATTGATCTGATCAAAACTAAAGAAGATGTTCTTTCAAGTATAGAAAAACGTAAACAAAGAATTTTATCAGAGTTAAAGGATAGAGAATTTGTTGCGTATGGTGCGGCTGCTAAAGCAGTAACATCTCTATACTCGTTAGGTATCATTGACGAGAAACTAATAGGCGTCGTAGATGATAACGATCTGAAACAAGGTATGTTTTTCCCGGGCACAAATATATTGATTGAAAATCCAGAAAATATTAATCCTAATTCAGTGGTATTGGTTGCTGCTTGGAATGTCTTCAATGATATCAAGGAAAAATTATTATCTAGAGGACATAGGGGAGAAATACTCTGCATGTAACTATTATAGGTACAGGTAAATGGGCGCAGCTTATTGAAAGTAAATTGCGCTTATTATCTATACCTTGTAGTATGATTGGTAATAATAAAAATTTTGCAGATTTTACTAGAAATGAAATAGTAAAATCTAAACACGGTGGGGCAGTAATTATAGCATCTTCCACCAAGGATCACTTACAAGATACTGCACTTGCTTTAGAATTAAATCCAAGATATATATTGGTAGAAAAAGGATATACTAGTGCAGAAGAAATACAGATAGTAAAATCCTGCGTTACTAACATACCGGTAATGTATTTAAGTCAGTATAGATTTTCTGGCATATTTAGTATGCTAAGAAGTTATAATATAGGAAAAATTTTAAAATGTAATTATAATTGGGAAATAGACAGGGGTGAAATTTCAGAATGGTTTTACCATATATTGTCTATAGATAATTTTTTAAAGGGTAAAATTAATTTTATGAATGTCGAAGATAATGGAACAGGAATATTAGATGATGTATCTAACTATAGTTTAACTAAAAATGAGAATAGAAATTTACTCATAGATTTAGAAACGAAAGAATATGTAGTTAAGATAAAATTAGGTAAAACTAATTCTTTAGAAATAACTAAGAGAAACGATTTTACGAAAATGTTGGATTTTCAGAATGAAGATTGTTTATTCAAGCAACTTCAGGAAATTTTCCTTTTTGAAAATTTTGAATTATTAGAAAGGCTATAAATGAAACTTTTGATTTTGGGTTCAGATGGATTTATTGGTTATCACTTGACAGATTCTATTCTTCAAGATGATAGATTTGCAGATTGGGAAATTACAGGCGTAGATACAAATAGAACTAGGACAAATATGTTGCCAGAAAGTTCTAAATTTAAATTTTTACAATATAATATTGTCACCGATCGGCAGATTGTAGATGAACTCATCAAAGCATCGGATATTATTATGCCTTTGGTTGCTATTGCTACTCCTAAGGTTTATGTAGAAAGACCAATGGACGTATTTGAATTAGATTTCGAAGAAAATCTAAGGATAATTAAACTGTGCCATAAATTAAATAAACGTATTATTTTCCCATCTACATCTGAGGTATATGGTAAAAGCATAGCACCCTTCAATGAAGAAGAATCGGATTTAGTGTATGGCCCTATCAAGTATTCTAGATGGATATATGCTTGTTCAAAGCAATTGCTGGATCGTGTGATTTTTGCATTGGATCAAAAATCTAAATTTAGATTTACATTGTTTAGACCTTTCAATTGGGTAGGTCCATATCTAGATTCTTTGGAATCTTCTTCTGAAGGTTCTTCTAGATTGATTACTCAACTTATCAATGATGCTATGATCAAAAAAGAAGTGACCCTAGTTGACGGTGGTCATCAGAAAAGATGCTTCACCGATGTTAGAGATGGTGTGGCCGCCCTAAAACTAATTCTTTTAAATGAGGAATCCTCGCAAGGTAAGATATTTAATGTCGGAAACCCTTGGAACGAATTCTCCGTGAGAGAAGTTGCTATGAAAGTAATTTCTGAATTAGAATCTGATAAGATGAAGGGGGAGAAGATAGAGATTAAGGTTAAACCTAGCAAAGAATTTTATGGTGCGGGATATCAAGATGTTTCCAGTAGAGTTCCGAGTATCAACAATATCGGAAGTTCTTTAGGTTGGGCTCCAAAATATACCTTCGAAGAGTCTCTTAAAAACATACTTAGTAATATATAATTGTATGCCGACGTATACTTTCTTGAATACGAAAACCGAAGAAATCGAAGAATATCGCGTATCAATGCGCGAGTATGATGATTTCAAAGCTAATAATCCCCATCTTCAAAGACACCACGTTGCCGGGCACGGTGGCGTGGGCGATCCTGTTCGCCTCGGAATAACTACACCCGATGGCGGATTCAAAGAAGTTCTTTCCAAGATTGCTGAAAATAATTATAAGAGCAACTTGGCAGACAAACTGAGTAGGCGCTAAATGAAAATAATTTCGTTTCTCGTTAAGGGGGGCAGTATGTAAATACCGCCCTGTTACTTACTAACTAAGAGGGCTTTATGGCAAGAAATAAGAATAACTTACAAACCCAATCTGATCATCAACCACAACTTGTAGTAGCATCAAATAAGTTGAAAATACGATTAGATGATATGAAAACAATCGAGCCATTAACAGAAAATCAGAAAGGATTTTTTGAAGCATATAATAAATCAAAGGTTATGATGCTTTTGGGGGTAGCAGGTACAGGCAAAACTTTTATAGCTTTATATCATGCTTTAGAAGAAGTTTTAGACAAAAATAATCCTTTAAATAAGGTAGTTATAGTTAGATCAGCAGTACCTAGTCGAGATATAGGACATTTGCCGGGAGACGAAAAAGAAAAAACAGAAGTATATACTCAACCATATGTTTCAATATGCGCAGATCTTTTTAATCGATCTGATGCATATCAAAGATTGGTAGAACAGAAAGTAATAAATTTTATGGTGACATCTTTTATACGAGGCACAACTTTGGACGATAGTATTATCATCGTGGACGAGTGTCAAAATATGACGGATATGGAATTAAATTCTATAATCACCAGGGTCGGGCAAAGATCTAAGATTATATTTTGTGGAGATTTTAGGCAGACAGATCTTTATAAGAAAACAGATATGTCTGGTCTTAAAAAATTCATGGTAATTGCAGATATGATGCCTTCATTTAAAACATTTGAATTTGGTATAGAAGATATTGTGAGATCTGATCTAGTTAAAGAATATCTCATTGCGAGACTTAAGTATGAAACTCAATACGAGACGAATTAACAATAAGGAACAAAAATGAAACTCACAGCAAATTTTTCATTAGCAGAGATGGTAAAGAGCGAAACAGCTTTACGTCAAGGATTAGATAATGATCCGGGTGAAGTTGAAATTGAAAATCTTCGCGCACTTTGCGAAAATGTATTACAGCCCGTGCGTGAAGCATATGGTCGAGGGGTAAAAGTTAATTCTGGATTCCGTCATCCAGATGTTAATGCTGCAGTTGGTGGTTCTAGAACTTCTGATCACTGTAAGGGTATGGCAGCAGATATAGAAATACCAGGTGTCGCCAATGCAGATTTAGCAGAGTGGATTAAAGATAATTTAGAATTTACTCAATTGATTCTTGAATTTTATACACCGGGTGTACCGGATAGTGGTTGGGTGCATGTTTCTTACGATCCCAATAATCTTAAGAAACAAGTGCTAACTGCGCTTAAAGAAAATGGTAAAACTGTTTATAAGGCGGGCATCATAGCATAATGAACCCGCAGGATGTGATTAGGTTACTTCGTCATATTTTACCTTGGATCCCTTCAGTAAATGAAGGGATCCGCAATGAAATTGAAGATATTATTAGAAAGTTACAAGGCAAATAGTGTTCATACATATACCTCATGAATTTCCAAAACTCAAACGAACTACTTCCGCAGATGGTACTCGAGTATACGAGACTCCTTCAGGTAAGGCATATCCATCTGTAACTACAGTATCAGGACTCCTTAAAAAGAAAGCTATACTTGAATGGCGTAAAAGAGTAGGAGAAAAAGAGGCGAATGAAATATCTAAGAAAGCAGCTAATCGAGGAACAAGAATACACACTTTGTGTGAAAAATATTTATCCAATGATGAGATAAACTCTGGCTATTTTGATCAGGACATGTGGAATTCGATTAAACCTGAACTTAATCGCATAAACAATATACACGCATTAGAACAAGCTTTATATTCAGATCATCTTGAAGTTGCTGGTACAGTAGATTGTATAGCAGAATATGATGGTAAATTATCTGTTATAGATTTTAAAACTTCAAAAAAAATAAAAGATAGAAACGATATACACGATTACTTTATACAATGTTCAGCATACGCCGTTGCATTTGAAGAAATGACAGGTATATCCATACCAAGGATAGTGATAGTAATGGCGGTTGAAGATCACGAACCTTTAATCTTTAAAGAAAAACGTGATGATTGGATAGGTGCGTTCAAAGATTTGAGAATAGAATATAAAAAATGGAAAAACATTTAATTTAAACTATTGAAAGATATTATAATAAATAATTGTATGATCGTATGAAGTTGATCAAAAAGTGTTCTGGACGGCGGTTCGATTCCGCCCAGGTCCACCATAATGGAGATTAGTATATGGATGAGTCATACTCGCTTTGGAAATTTATTAACATAGATTGTATTAATTATATCTGTATTAATAATTATTCAAAAGCACACGCTAGATCCATTATGATGGGCCTGATCTGGTTTCGACAGGGCAAAGAGTAGAGAGATGGACGATCCGGTAGGCGATGACCGTAAATCAAGCAAAACCTATAAACGCCAATGATGACGTTTTTTACGAGGATCTACGCTTAGCAGCGTAACCCGTACGGGGTCTTCCTGGTTCGCCTTGTTTCCCAATGAACCAGGTCTAATACGGAGATATTATGGCTTTTGCAGATAATTTATATGAAGTAGTTAAAGGGGCAGTTTCTCCTGAAGTTTTAAATCATTGCGATATAGAATTTGAATTGCTGAAGAAGGTGATGTTTATTTCTAATAATGTTACCGAAGATAACAAGTATGCTTTCAATGATGATCAAATATCAAATAGTTTTTCTTACTATTCTCCTTTATGTTTTGAGACACTTGCACAAACTTTACTTCCTACAATGGAAGAAGTTACCGGTAAAAAGTTATACCCAACCTATACCTATGCAAGGATATACTACAATGGTGCGGAAATGGCGCGCCATACCGATCGACCTAGTTGCGAATTTTCTACAACAGTTTGCATATCTAATGATCCTAAGTTTGGTGCATGGGATATTTGGTTTAAAAATAAAGAGGGCAAAGAATTTCCAGTATGGCTAGAGCCAGGTGATGCATTAGTATATAAAGGAGATATTCTAGAGCACTGGAGAAATCCATATGGTGGAGAAAGGCAATGTCAAGCATTTCTACATTATGTGGACAAGTTTGGTAAGTATAGAGATTACAAATATGATAGAAGACCTTATATAGGATTGCCTGCGAGTTATAAAAAATGAATACATTAAAAGAATTAACTGCCGAAAAACATCGAGAGGCCGAAAATCAACCCTTTATAAAATCTATTTTTTCAGGAAAAGTCGATTCGTTGAAATATGCAAACTATTTGTATCAACTAATATTTGTATATGGTGCAATTGAGGGGGCGGCAGTAAATTTAAAACTTTTAGACGGTATTGAAGATATAAAAAGGGCAAAATTTATAGAAGAGGATTGGTTAGAATTAATAGGTGAAAATACTAGTAAATTACTTCCATCAACAAAAAAGTATATGGAATATTTACAAATGGGTACCTTTTGGGGAGATAAGAAAAAGGTATTGGCTCATTTATATGTAAGACATATGGGAGATTTATTTGGCGGACAAATGTTAGCTAAATTGCTACCCGGAAGTTGTACAATGTATAAATTTGAAAATAGAGAAAATCTTATACTTGAAATGAGAAAACGAATAGATACATCATTAGCAGATGAAGCTAACTTAGCTTTTCAATATAATATAGATATAATCAAGGATTTTAATGATTGACATTTGGCCGCAGGTAACTAAGCTTGCAGATAAAATTATAGGTAAGTTTGATCAATATGAAAAGATTACTCTAAATGAAAAGTATCAACATAACCAAGAAGGCATAGATTGGAATAATCATCTATGGGTATCAGATAAATTCCGCAGAGCACATATTGAAATATTGGATGCTAGAGAAAGTAAAAAGATGTGGGTTATGCATATGACCATTTTCCCGCATTTTGATTGTCCCGATCCTATTTTTGGTTTTGATATAGTTTGCGGTAAAAATAAAATTACGGGAGCCTTTCATGATTTTTCCTATGTGGATGAATCCGATCTTTACGAATGGTATCTTAATAAAATGTCCACTATTAATTGGGAAAAACCTAGACAACTACCGCAATGGGCATTGAATATCTTTAGTCCTCAAATGGTTGCTGCAGGAAATATTCAAACTCAGGAAGAGTTGGATAAATTAATAAATGTCTTTATAGACAATTTAGATCATTACATTTATAATATAGGTAATAAAAAGAATTATCTAAATTATTCGATTAAACATAATTATTATTGTGCTAATCAAAAAGAAAATCCCCATACCCCAGCAATGATGGAAACTTTTGGTATAGATAAAAATCTTTTTAGACAATTTATGGACGATGTACTTTTCCCGGAGACCTAATGGAAGAAGATTATACAAATATATTAAATGATACAATCATTATTACTAAAAAATTTAGATCTCCAAATGAATTTTCACTTTATATTGAAGAAAAAGTAATTAAGGAAAAAATAGGTTATATGGATGCAATTATTAGTTATTGCTCTGAGATAGATATAGACATAGAAACAATATCAAAGTTAATAAATCAATCATTAAAAGACAAAATTAGACTTGAAGCAGAAGAACAAAATTATATCAAGAAACAAGCAAAACTACCTTTATAATCATGATATCAATGACCGAATTCGAAATCTATAAAATGTACCTAGCATTAAAATTACATTTTACTACGGAAAATTATGATGTGATTAAACAAAAAGGTAGAGTCAAAGCTAGTAAAGTTGCCTTTGCCAAACGAAAAGATCTATACTCGATAAAAAAAATATCTAAAACATATACTGATGAAGAAATTGCCAATTTCCTAATTGCTAATTTTACCTCCGGAGATAGATGGGGGGGAGTATTTGATTTGGAGGCAGGGAATAGATATTTAGAATGGAAAAAGAAAATTGAAAGTTTATCATATACGTTTGACAAAGATTTAGAAACACTCAAAAATTCTTTAAACGAGGATAAACTTTCGATCAAAGACTTATTCCATATTACTAAAAATCAACATCCATATATAATAAAAATATTTTTGAGAAACTCTATTTCTTTAGAAACTCTTGTAATAATAGAAAAAATAGATCCATATTTGGATAACTTTGATAAAAATTTAGATGATACTATATTTTGGCCGGATTTATCTAGGATGATTAAAAAATATAAACCTTTTCTCACAATTGATAGGGAAAAATATGCAGGAATCTATAGAAGAAAATTTGAATCTTGATATTTACAAAATACAAGCTTTAGAAAAAGAATTATTTAAAACTAAAGAACTATTGCTGTCTACTATAGATTCTTTGAAAGAAACACAGAGATATTTAATTAAACTAGCACACAATCAATCTGAAGTGACCAGAAGAATCTCGCAATGGCCTTATATTGCAGTACACGATAGAGATTACGAATAGGAGACTATCATGTTAGATATTTTACTTTGGTTAGCAGTTGGTGCGTTTATTGGTTGGAATTTACCGCAACCTTTTTGGGCAAAAATGCTTCAGGAAAAGGTTCAAACTTTATTATCTAAAAAGGAGAGTTAGTTTCTAAATGAGTTTCAAAAGGAAGCACGATGGCCTTGATCGTGAAAAGAAAATACACAAGGTGAAAACAAATAAAAATATTATAGACAAACATAAAAATGTCCTTTATAATATAGCATCATCTAAAAAAATTAGTGAGGATGATGAATTTGATGATGAACTAGATTATGCATATGTGGGTGGTAAAAACAAACAGCGCTAATATAACGCAATATACTTCAATACGACGTTTATACGAAAGGAAAAATTATGGCATTTCAATCCCTATCTGATCTCCGTAAATCTCGCGGTGGCTTTGATTCTTTAATGAAAGAAGTTGAAAAGATCGCGAATCCCCAATCTGAATCTAGAGCAGATGATCGTTTCTGGCAACCCGAAGTAGATAAGGCCGGCAATGGTTATGCTGTTATCAGATTCCTTCCTCCCCCAAAAGGGGAAGAACTTCCTTGGGTTCGTATCTGGAATCATGGATTCCAGGGACCTGCAGGAAAATGGTATATCGAGAATTCTCTCACAACCCTAGGCAAAGCAGATCCCGTATCTGAGTATAATACTGAACTTTGGAATTCTGGTTCTGAGGCAAATAAAGAAGTTGCTCGTAAACAGAAGCGTAAGCTGACGTATTATTCAAATATCCTTGTAGTTAAGGACCCCGCGCATCCAGAGAATGAAGGTAAGGTTTTTCTCTATAAATTCGGCAAGAAGATCTTTGATAAGATCAAAGATATCGCTGAACCGCAATTCGAGGATGAGAAACCCGTTAATCCTTTTGATTTTTGGGAGGGGGCAAACTTTAAACTTAAGATTCGTAATGTTGAAGGTTATCGTAATTATGATAAATCTGAGTTTGATAGCCCAAGCCCAGTTGCAAATGACGATTCATCTATCGAAAGAATCTGGAATCAACAACATTCGCTTACTCAGTTCTTAGATGAGAAGTATTTTAAATCTTATGATGAACTGAAAAAGAAATTAGACATGGTTCTTGGTACAACTTCGGCTCCTGTTAAGAAAGCAGAAGAAATTGATCTAGAGGAAGATGAATATGAAAAACCCGTTGTCCGCCAATCCGCTCCAAAGGTAGAAACGAAAGTTCCTCCGAAGGATATCGATTTCGACGATGACGACGAATCGCTTTCCTATTTCTCAAAGTTAGCAGAAGACGATTAAAATATTGGGATAGCATTCCGGAAGGCTGCCATTCCGGAATTTCCTGTATCTGGTCTGGAAGAAAGAAACTGGGTGGAGGATCCTCCACCCACCGTATTCTGAGTAACATTATTTTGACTTATATTCACAGGGGCAGAAGGTTGCTTGCCTTCTTGTAAACTTTGAGTCAAATCATTTACAGATTGAGTCATTAAATCACCTATATTCAATAACTCTATTTTCCCCTTTTTTCCTAAATCTATCGTGAAAGCATCATTCAACATTTTCATCATGGATTCTTCAGAAAGATTTTCTGCCCCAGGGATTTCGCCCATTAATCCTTGTCTTAAAGTATCAAAAATACCCACAGTCTTTTGCACAGATGTGTCTATACCATGGAAAGTGTCCATAGCTTTCTTTTGAACGGCATCTAATCTTTCTAATTCCTTCTTTGATGCGGCATCAGAATTTTTAGATAGTTGTTCTCTATAAGATTCCACCTCTTCCATCATTTTTAAAGTATCACCCGATTGAAGAATATCTTGCTTTCGTTTCTCTTGTCCTATCATAGGTAAAGCTTCAAACTGTGCTCGTATAGCTTTTTCTTCCATCTCTTTACTTCTATCCATTGCATCGGGAGAAAATTTATTCTTTTGTTGTTCTTCTTCTTGGCGTCCTTTTAATGCATCCCCGCCTTCAATTTTTTTAACTACATCTTCCCATCCTGCCATTTTCGCTATACCTAAAGATACGGCATCTCCGATTTTAGATCCAACATAAGCACCTCCTGCAACCACAGCAGCCAAAGGCGCGAACCTAGCCAATACTCCCAAGACAGGTGCGAGTAATCTACCTAAACTAGCAAAAGCAGGTAGTATCCTTAAAACTATTCCAGATAATTTGCCCACGACTCCCAATAAACTGCCAAACGATCCTATAACTTTACCTATCATAGTCCCAAGACCTAAAACTGCTGCGCCCAATGCGCCGAATATTCCTCCGCCGGAATCGGATTCTTCTTTTCCTGAATCTTTTTTCTTTTGATCTTTCCCGGTAAAATATTTTACTAGCATACTCATACTATTATCTGTTCTCGCAGCAATATTTTTTAGTTCTATTATTTCTTTAATTAGTCCAGATTCGGGACCATACATACTAGCAAATTTTTGTTCAGTATCCTTTGAATTTTCTTCTTTTCCTAATAATTTAGATAATGCTCGCGTTACAGTATTTTCTTTTTTATCATCTTTAACTTCTATCTTTTTTTGTTCTAATGGAGTTTTTTGCTGTTCAAAATATTTTTTAAGTTCAGAAAAATTATTCGCATTGGATGCGATTTCTTTCCTCATATTCTGAATATCTTTATTAATATATCTCAAAACTCTTTCAGTGCCCATGAAGGCACCGGTTAGCTTTACAATAGAATTCCTTTGATCTCTCAGTATAGATTCGGTCTGGCTTTCTCTGTTTCCGGACATGTTATTATTTGGTAGTATAGGAAGTGCCATATTATCTACTCCGTTCTAAATTCTTTTGTTGCATTTTTTCGTGTTCTTGTTGCATAAAGTTAATTAACATAGTTACGTAAATGTCTCTTTCCCATGGTAGCATATTTTCTATTTCTGTTATTGAATACTTATGATGTTGCATTAAAGAAAAATTCAATTGAAAATAGTTAGCTAGTCCTTCATGAGAAAGAGTTAAACGAAAAAATTTTGCAATCCCTCCAGATTAACTAAATTATATTTTCCACAGTTGTCGCAAGTTTTTTCTATTTTTTGTGTTACCTTTGGCATGGTCAAAAAGAATTTTTCTAATTTCTCAAACTGATCCTTTGAAAAAGAATTTATAAATTCTACTAATTCTTCCCTGGTATAGTTATCATAATATTGTTCATCAGTATAAACTCCCTTTATGCAAGAACATAATACCTCGACAATTTTTTCTGAGTTTAAATTTTGATATATTTCAATCATTTCTTGTAATCTAGGATATCTCATTTCTACACCGATATTATTAGATATCAAAATTTTATTACTATGTTCTTGTTTCTTTTCAACTGTAGCTTTGGTTAAATCTAATTCAATTTCCATTTTTTCTTCACATTGTTCACATTTCAGTGTTAAGGTCGAAACTTCTCCTATAGATTTTGAACGAATATTTAAGAAAAGATATTCTAGATCAAATGTTGCTAATTCCTGGATATTTAGTTTATTAAATGTACAAGCATCAATAAGCTCTTCAACCATACGATGTATTTCTTCATTATCTGATTGTAATGCTGTAAGTAATATCTTATATTCCTTGACAAGGAAAGGACGATATTTTACGACTTCATCTGTTGAAGGTAAAATCAATTCATAAGTAGGTGTTTCTAATCTAGGTAAAGTCATCATTATTCCTTATATTATTTTAACCGCCTCCGGGGAGAGATCGTAAACGTTTGTTTCTTTCGGAAAATTCTTCGGGGATTTGAACTTCTGATGTTCCTCTTTTTTCTTTTGTGCGTAATAATCTATGTTTAGCCGTCCATGATCTATAAGCAAAATTTACTAAAAGTTTGCTAATTTGATTTTGATTGCCATAGTTTAATTCTACAGGAACCAGACTCCTCGGGAATACATCCTGCAAACTCACAGTATATACAATCTGATTTTGTTCATTCAATTGCATAATTTTTAAGTTATCTACTGCATAGTCGCTTCGATAATATACATTATAGGAGAGGGGATCAACTACCTTTTGTATCCAAGCATCAAAGAATGCTTTTAGATCCATCTGCTGATCTAATAGAAAAGATAAAGTTATTCCTTCACCCCCGTATTCAATGCCAAACGGTCTCTGGTAAACGGGACCATAAATTCTTTGAGGGCGAACTCCTATTATGGAAGGAGGAAGCGTAGCAGAATCACAATATAGATTAATTAATCTTAATTGTCCGTTAAATCTATTTGCTAATGATGCGGGTATGGGTATCTCAACTTCGAATCTTGTTGGCCTCGCCAACCCCCGAGCCATTACATCAGATTTAAATTCTCGCAAAGAAAAATTTGCCATTATCGATATCCTTTACTGGTTTCTTGCCAGATTTTTTCTTTACTCGCTCCCTTGAATCTTTCAATGGGTAGCATAGCTGCGGTTTTCCAATCATTAAAATCTATCTTAAGGAAATTAGTTTTTATATGATCATTTAGATAATGTTTAACGCATGCGGTTGCTGCTAAATACTTAGAGGAACTATTAAGCAATTCCCAGGATAAACGTATACGAGTTCTTTCAGGCGTATTTTGATTAATAACAATTTTATTAAGTTCACCTAGTAATTTAAATCTTGCAAGATATGGAAGATAATGTAAATTTATTCCAAGAAATCCGTCGGGCAACAAACTAAAGGGAAGAACAAGAGGTAGTGTATCATAGTAGGGCAATTTATCTTTATGTTTAGGATCATAGAGAAATAAGTACATCTGACCCGGCACTATAGTTTTAACTAATTTTTTATTTCTCATTAACTGATTGCCATAATTAGATGTTATACCTAGACCTTGCACTTGTTTTTGATACCATTGATAAGATTTTTGCTGATCACCAGCATTCATATTTACTATCTGAAAAGCATCAGTAGTCATTTTTGATCCCTAAATCTTTTTCGGTTAAGATAATAAATTTCATATTCCTATCTTCGCAAAATTCAAAAGCTGCCTTCCATTTTGCATCATTGACCCCGTATTGAAATACTTCATCTATAAATTTTTTAGTTCTTTTCTGCGGTATTTGGGGTGGTCGTGTAAATCTCTCGGGCTTTATTTCCACTAGATATTTTTGCATTTCTCCAGTTTTAGATTTAATTTTTATATAAAAATCTACAAAATATCTATGAACTTTTTTATCTAGCGGGGAGATATACGGCACTATAACTGTTTCAGACCCCCATTCTTGCACTGACAAATTTTGATCGCACCATTTCATGAACCTAAGTTCCCAAAGTGATCGATACACTATGTTAGTTATATCGCCTCTGTATTTTGCAGGATTGTTCGGTCTAAACTTTCCTTTATAGGTTTTGGTATATGTCATTTGGTTATAAATATTGTATATTCCTCATTATTTATTAAGAAAATGTCAACTACCGATACCCGCCAAAAAGATCTTTTAGAAAAAGAAACGGTTAAGAAATCTGGAAGATTTTATAATCAAAAACGAGGTGACTTCAATATTGGTACTTATGAATATCCAGAAGATCTGAGAACCCGAGAGGATCTTAAACATTACATAGTATTTTACATTAATGTTCGAGAAAACTCAGATTTAAAATTTGAGGAAACTAAAAAAAATGTGGGAGTTCAAGATTCTCCTATCCAAAAAGATAGGAAATATGCACTAGCGACCGAAGATGTGCAAGAAGCCAAAGATATTGTAGTAAATAACTTAGGATTTTTAGGAGGTATTGCAGGATTTCTATCAGGCAAAGGTTTAGGTAGTAGATTAGCAGCAGCCCTGGGTGGAGCAGGCGCGGGGGAATTAACTAAGTTAGCTATACAAAATTTAGAAAAAGGTACCGCGGGATTCAAACCCGCGAAGAGTGTCAGATTAAAAGAAGTTATCACCCTGCATATAGAAGAAAGCCCAAGCGTTAGATATGGAGTAAACTATACTGAAACCGACATGGGCACTTTAACTGGACTTTTAATTCAAGGATCGGCAGCAGAAACGGGAACAATGACTGATTTTGCTAAAGAAGCAGGATCTAGATTGATTGCAGAAATGTTTAGATTACCTAATTTGGGATCTCAAAGAGGCACATTATCCGATCTAAGGAATTTAGGAACTAGATCTAAAACTAATCCTTTCAGAGAAGTATTATTCGAATCTGTAGATTATAGAACTTTTACATTTAGATATAGATTTTTTCCTAAAAGTGAAAATGAAAGTGATAGAATAAAAAATATTTTAGATTTATTTAAAAAACATATGCATCCCGAACTATCAAGTCAAAAATTATTCTACATCTATCCCTCAGAATTTGAAATTTCATACTATTATCAGGGCAAAGAAAATGAATATCTGCATAAGTTTGCTCCCTGTGTTTTACAGAATATGGATGTACAATATGGTGGAGATCAATTTGCGACCTTTGACAATGGTGCACCGGTTGAAATAACTGCAGCATTGACTTTTAGAGAAGTGGAACAAGTAACTTATGAGGGGGTATCGAAAGATGGCTTATAAGTTATTTGAAGATTTCCCACTCATAGCATATACATTAGATAACTATTCTTCAGAACAAGTTGTAACTGATATTTTTAGAAGAGTAATACTAAGTAAAGAATTTAGTGAAACTTCCGCATTTTTTGAAGAATATGAAGTTTTGCACGGAGAGACGCCGGAAGAAGTTTCTTATAGATTTTATGGTACAACGGAATTACATTGGTTAATTTTAATGGTTAATGATATTGTTGATCCTAGATTCGAATGGCCATCTTCTCAAGAAAACTTGTTAGAAGACATCGAAACTAGATATGGCGGGGAGGATAGTATTTTCACCAATAAAAATGCTTTGGATAAAAAAGGATATCAAGTAGAAACCTTTTTTCTATTGACAGAGGATTCCACCCATAAAAACCCAAAAAGATTAACAACACAAACAGACCCCGAAAATTTTACGAAGCAGCCTATATCTTATATGAATTCCAACACAATAACTTCGTTTCAAACCAATTATGATATTGAAGAAATTAGAAACGAAAAGAATAGAAATATTAGAATCATCAAAGCAGAAATTATAGATGAGATTGTGACAAACTATAAAAATTTAATTAAACAGTAATGAAAGAATCTTATCAGTCCCCCGGTGACATATCAATTAAACAAATATATTTAATTTCGCCCAATAAAAATAAATTTGTTAGTTTGATAGATTACTTAGTGGAAATGAATATATACGAAAGTATATTTTCTTCAACTATTTCTGGTAATATAGTTTTATCTGATAATAGAAACCTAATTCGAGATTTCCCAATCTTAGGTGAAGAAATACTATTAGTAGAATTAAAAACTCCTACATTCACAGACGAGCTTTCAATTTATAGGGCATTTAGAGTTTTTTCGCTAGGTGACAAAAATTTCGTGCGAGATGGAAATTCTCTAGTATATAAGTTAGATTTTTGTTCCCAAGAATCTTTTGTTAATTCTTTAACTAAATTATATGGATTATATGAGGGCAAACCTGATCAGATAATATCTCAAATCTTTACAGAATATTTAAAGTTAGAACGAGTATTTAGCGTAAATGAAGTTGGAGAAAAAATGGATGCTAAAACTCAAATACAGGAAACCAATTTAACTATTTTATCTAAACCAACGAATTCTTTAAAATTCGTTATCCCGGGTTGGAGTCCTTTAAAATCCATAAATTGGATTTGTAGTAAATCGCAAGCTGCTAATTCTAAATCTTGTAACTTTTTATTTTGGGAAACAACGAAGGGATTTTATTTTTCTTCAACTGATATAATTTTTGATTCTTTGAATAACGTTACAATAGGAAAATACTCACTGACAGCTTCTCTACCAGGATCAAAAGATGGGGATAAATTGGGAATTTTCACTATAAAAAATATAGTAAATAAAACAGTGTTTAATCAGTTAAATAACGTATTGTCTGGATATTTAGCAAGCAGGGTAATAGATGTAAACTTATATAACAAAACTTTTGAGAACTATGATTATGACCATGGATTAAATTATTACAAATATGCTCATACTGAACAGGTTAATAGTTTACCTTTTTTTGATCCTTTTATTGCGAGAAATCCTGAAGTATACAAAGTAGTAAATTACAACTATCCAAAATTATACAATAATTCCGAAGGTAATTTTACTGAAAAAAATAAGTTTATTTTTGGCAATAGAAGATCCAATCTATTAGAATTAACTAACTTTGATATGGAAATAGTTATACCTGGCAGGACAGATATAGAAGCCGGCAACTTAATTTATTTGAATCTTCCTTCGGGCAAACCCCCCTCCCCGAAAGATAAAACTAAAAATTTAAAAGATGAACTATTTTCTGGATATTATCTAATAACAACACTTAATCATAAGATCAATAGATTGACACATTATACTACTATGACGGTTTCGAAAGATAGTTATTCTAAAGAGTATTACGATGCAAGATAAAAATGTTATATGGTGGACAGGCGTAGTTGAGGACAGAAACGATCCAGAAAAACTTGGTCGTTGTCGAGTTAGAATTTTTGGTTATCATACTGAAAATTTAGGTCTCCTTCCCACCGAAGATCTCCCTTGGGCCCTGCCTTTACAATCAGTCACTTCCGCAGCTTCATCCGGAGTGGGTAGTACTCCGGTGGGAATTGTTCCCGGAACTTGGGTGGTAGGTTGGTTTTTAGATGGAGATAATGCTCAACAGCCTTTAATTGTAGGCACCTTAGCAGGAAAACCAGAAACAAATACTCAAACCAAATCTGCTATACAACAAGAAAAATCTATAAACAATCTAGTTAGGGATAGTAGAGATAATATTGTATATGATGAAAATGGTATACCTATACAAATCGATACTAGAACAAAAAGTCAAAAAGAATTGATTGCTGCTTTAGCTCCAAGAGAAGTAGATACTTTGTTGAATACCATATCTTCAGAATTGTCTGCGAATGATATCACTAAAATAGGCAAAAATAACGAATTAGGAAAATATCAATTTACTGTAGAAAGATTGATAGAATTAGGATATATTAAAAAGCCATTGGGAGAAACGATATATCCTGCTATTATAAATGATCCCGAATATTGGACCGGCAAAGACAATATAAAAAATAAAGAGGAATTTTTAAATAATTCCGTATTACAAGATTCTATAATGTTAAACTCTACCTTAGATAGTTATAAAACATTACTAAGATTAGGTAAAATTACAGAAAAAGATAAAAGTTATACTGTGGCAGGATTACTTTTTACTTCGCATCTATTTGGTGCAAAAAATTCTGATAAGTTAGAAAAAAAGGATCTTCAGGGTGTTAAAGCTAAAGATTATTTTATAAAGGGGAATTCCGCACTTGGGGGTGAAGAAATAGATTTTATTAAGGTATTTGAAGATAGGCAAACATATCTACCCGAAGAACAAAATAATGATGAGATTAATTCCAGAACAGGATTTTCTGATCCCGACAAAAAATATCCAAAATATGAATATGCAGGATTATCAGACATAAACAAATTAGCAGTAGGAAATAATAATCATACTTATTTTAAAATAAAAGAAAATAATAGAATAGAAAAAATACCTTTAGCTAAAAGTAATTCTAAATGGGACGAACCCGAGTCTGCTTTTTCCTCAGTATATCCATTTAATCAAGTATTTGAAACTGAAGCTGGGCATGTTATAGAATTAGATAGTACACCAAATGCTGAAAGAATACACGTATTTCATAAAAAAGGTACCTATATAGAGATAGATGTCAATGGTTCTATGGTTAGAAAGGTAATTGGAGACAACTATGAGATTGTTGATAGAAATAACTTTGTTTATGTTAAAGGGGCAAACAATCTAACAGTTGAAGGTAAAACGAGTATATTAGTAAAGGATGATGCTGTTATAGAAGTCGACGGCAATTTATCAGTAACAGGACATGGTGACACTACAGTAAAAAGTGCAACTACTGTGGGTGTTGTTTCTAAAAATGTTATAGTCTCAGCAAAAGAAAATTTAGATTTATCCTGCTCAGGATCAGTTAATATACAAGGTAAGGATATCAATCTATATGCCAAAGGGGGATCGTTGGGCGTTAAATCTGATAATGATTTATCTATGCAATCGGGATCCTCAGGAACATTTAGTATAAAGGGAGGTATACAACTCCTATTAGATGCAATTTTAGTAAAGACTAAAATGGGTGCTAATACTATACGAGGATTAAATCTGCCTCAAGTAGATCCTCCTGAAGTCAGGAATCCCGATAAATCTATTATACCTCCTCTTAAAAGAACTATAGTTAGAGAGGATATTTTCCTCTTTGATTCTGAGGAGGAAGGATCGCAACAATATAAACAATCCCAAATTGACGCAGGTAAAATTAATGATAATATTGTACCCAAAGAAGGTGAGTCCACCCCTACAGTTAGATCATTTGGAGAAGTGCGATCTACAGTTATACCCGTTGATCCGGGATGCGAGGATTTATTGAGTTATAATTCCTTTCCTAGATCTTTTAAGTTATCTAAGTATTTCACATTAGGCAATTTATTGATCGGCAATCGAGGATCTTCCCTGGTTGCGCAAAAAGGATTAACTGAGTTAGACATCGTATGCAATCTTAGAAAAATTGCTATAAACTGCCTAGATCCAATAAAAGAAAAATATAAGGACATGATAGTTACTAGTGGATTTAGGATAGGAGGAGAAGATAGCGAACATAATATAGGAGCGGCGGTAGACTTACAGTTTATTAGAACAGATTTTTCTGAATATATAGAAATCGCTAAATGGATACAATCTAATGTTCCCTATAGACAACTTTTGTTAGAATATAGATTTAATAATTCCAGCAGCAAGTTAGAAGCAACTTGGATTCATATATCATTACAAATTCAAAATTCTAACATAGTGCCTAGCAACAGATCTCCTATTGCCACAATAAAGAACCATAGCATTTATGCTTCAAATAAATTTGTAAATTTAGCATAATAAATAATTAAATGGCTACTATTAAAAATACTAGAACCTTCACAGATTTAGATCTATCGTTTAGGATAAATCCTTTTACTAGAGATCTTTATCGAAAAACAGATGAAGAGGCAGTTAAAACTGCGTTGAAGCACCTTTTACTAACTAAAAATTTTGAAAGACCCTTCCACCCAGAAATAGGCACACAGATACATTCCTTATTATTTGAATTATTTTCTCCGGCAGTAAAACTTGCCATGGAAAGGACTATACGAGATGCCATAGAAAAATTTGAACCAAGGGTTAGATTGATTGATGTTGCTGTACAAGAGACAGAAGATTCTAATGATTTGCGGGTAAACATAGTATTCGCATTGAGAAATATAGATGCACCTATAACACTCACAACTTTACTAAGTAGAGTACGATAATGGCAAATTACAGAGTAACCGAATTAGATTTTGATGCTATCAAGAATAATTTAAAAACATTCTTGACAAATTACAGGGATAAAAATAATAATTTAGTTTTTTCAGATTATGATTTTGAGGCTTCGAGTATATCCATACTTTTAGATATACTCGCATATAATACTCATTACAATGCATACTTAGCTAGTATGGTTGCAAATGAAATGTTTCTGGATTCTGCAGTGAAACGAGAATCTGCAGTATCTATTGCGAAACATCTGGGATACACTCCATTATCCTACAGAAGTGCTAAAGCTAAGGTTGACTTTGTAATCAACGATCCGGAAGGATCTCCCCCATTTATAACTTTACCGAGATATTCTCCATTTACTACTACTATAGAAGGTATACAATATACCTTTGTTAATCTTGATTCTGTTACAATTCGACCATCCGGGGGGATTTATAGATTTACCGATATTACTATTGTTGAGGGGGAACCTTTATCCTATACCTATAGAGTAGATATATCTGGTCCTTCAGAAAAGTATAGCATACCCAACAAAAACATAGACACATCTACTATACGAGTAAGAGTGCAAAATTCCTATACAGATTTAACCACATCCACATTTACTTTAGCTGAGGATTTCGCAGCAGTTACACCAAATTCAAAAGTATTTTTCTTAGAAGAAAATGCCTCAGGATTTTTTGAAATTTATTTTGGTGACGGAGTACTTGGGCAAAAACTATCTCCAGGTAATTTAGTGCTTATAGATTATTTAGTTAGTAATGGTTCAGTTTGTAATGTTTCCGGAGATATAACTCAAACTTTTATTTTAGGTAGACCTGTAGGGGGAGTAACTCTAAGTAGTCCAATAGTTGCTAAAGAAAATTCCACAGGCGGGGATGAGGGAGATACGATAGATGAAATAAAATTTAAAGCTCCAAAATTTTTATCATCGTATAACAGAGCAGTTACTGCTGAAGATTATAAAGCAATCATAGAAGCAAACTTTCCGCTAGTAGAATCAATTTCAGTTTGGGGAGGTGAAGAAAACGATCCTCCCTTTTACGGCAAGGTCATGATTTCGTTAAAACCATATCTAGGTTATACTATTAACGATCTAATAAAAAATAGAATAAAAACTGAAATACTGGCATCCAAAAAAATGATGGCGATTATACCTGAGTTTATAGATCCAAATTATCTCTATTTGAATTTAGATACTACAGTTAAGTTTAATCAGAGAAATTCTAAATATAATGCACAACAGATTCAAGTTTTAGTTAGAGCAGAAATAGAAAAATATTTCAGTCAAGAATTACAAAAATTTGATCGAGATTTCTTTTATTCAAAATTATCAAGAGCAATAGATTCTGTAGATCCAGCAATTGATGGAAATACTACTCTTTTAAAATTGCAGAAAAGAATTTCTCCTTTGGTGAATACTAGATCGGGATACGCTGATAATGCATCCATTAAGTTTGTCAATAGTTTAATTTCTGGAACAATACGATCAACTGGATTCTTTTATGAGGTAGATAATATAATCAAATCTGTATATATGAAAGATGTCTTGACCGAAGGAAGTACTAGTATTTTATCCATATACGATTTCTTTACTAATAGCTTACTTGCTGAAAATGTAGGTACGGTAAATTATACTACCGGCATTGTTTCTATACCACTACTTTCTATAGCAGGATATTTTGAAAATTCAGATGATATTAGAATATACGCAGAAACAAACAATTTGGATATAGTTGCAACGAAAGATGTTATTTTAGTTATAGACGATAGCACTCAAGATGTAAATCTAAAAAGAGATCCTGGATTAACTATAGACGTATTAACAAACTACTAAGATGACATTTGCTACAGAACAATTAGGGTCTCTAAAGATATTTGGAATATCTAATAAAGGAGCTTTGGGTAATAGTCGGCAAGGATGGTTTTATCCTTTATACGTTACCCGAGGAGAAGCTATACAAGCAGATATAGATTCTGGGGGTAAGGGAATCTATAGAACACTGACCTTTGTTAAACGAGAGGGTGAATTTTATATACCCGACAGTAATAAAAATTTAGGCATAAACATTGATCCCGTAATTTATACTTTTTACGAAGGACCAGGAGCGGAAAATCCTTTTGCACGAATACAAAATAGATTATCAGTATTAGTACCAGATCAATTACCAGACTTTATACAAACGGAATACGAAAACTTTGTAGTATTTTTAAAAGCTTACTATGAATTTTTAGAGCAGAATGATCAAGCACAGGAAATCTTGCAAGATATTACTAAGTATTCTGACATAGATGAAACGACGGAAAATCTAATAGAAAAATTCTTTAAGAATTATGCGCAAGATATAACAGAAAATACTGCTGCAGATTCTAGATTTGTACTTAAAAAAGCCAGAGAAATATATCAAAGAAAAGGTACAAGCGTAGCATACGATATCCTTTTTAATATATTATTCAAAGAGACAATAGATTTCTTTTATCCTAATGAGTATATACTTAGAGCTTCTTCGGGTAAATGGAAAACACCATACGTACTTAGAGTACGACAAGATTTCCTCAATCAAAACATATATGATTTTGAGAATACCGAAATTGTAGGGGACAAATCTAAAGCTACTGCTATAGTAAATAAAGTTATAAAATTCTTTATATCTGATTTTGAAATTTATGAATTTTTATTAGATAGCAATAGTATAAAGGGAGAGTTTTTACCTGAAGAAAGCATTTCTGCAGTAAAGAGAATTTCTTTTGAGAATGAAACTGTTCTAGTAAATCTTAATGCCAGAACTTATCCGATAATCAATAGAGTAGATATTTTAGATGGTTCTTTGGGATATGAGGAAGGAGCAAGTATAACTTTTTCTGATTCCAATGGAAAGGGTGCAGTTGCAAGAGTAGATGGTACTAATTCATATGGATCGATAACTAGTATCAACATAATCGAACCTGGAGTAAATTATTCAAATAATACCATAGCTAGTGCGGGGCTACCCACAAAAACTTTATATGGTAGATATTCTATAACTAGAGGTGCCGTTACTTTGATATTCCCAAATCAACATGGTATGTCGATAGGGGATAGAATATCCGTTAGATATACAGGAAATGTGTTTAGTCCTGTAGATAATACTACACATAATGCAGTAGTAGTATCTGTACCAAATACAAAAACTATACGATATAGATATCCGGGCTTTTAAATGACAGCAAAATTTTACATTACTGCATCGAAAAACACAATAAATGAAGGTGATACTGTCACCTTCAGCGTAAGAGCTTCGGGGGTTGCTCCAGGATTAAACATTCCCTATAATATTTTAGGTATACAATCTGAAGATTTAACATCAGGACAACTATCTGGAAATTTATTCATGCTTCCGGATTCCCTTCCATATTCATCACAAGCGAATCTGACGTTAGGGGTTTTAGAAGATAGGGTCACCGAAAGTTTTGAAACTATAGTATTATTAGTTTCTCCACAATTTCCCTATTCTATAGAAGTATCATCAACAGTAGGCGTATTAGATACCTCTATTGACACTTTACCCAGATATTTCCTTTCTGTAGATAAAACTAGGATAATAGAAGGAGAAGAAGGCGTAACAGTAACACTTTCTACACTGAATATACCGGATAGAACAGTTGTTCCTTATAGTATAATAGCTTCTTCAAATTCAGATATAACTATTGCAGATTTCGTAGGTTTATCTAGTTTATCGGGTAATTTTCCTCCATTAAGTTCAAATGTAGCCAACATCTATTTAGAAGCAAGAGATGATTTCCTTTACGAACCTTCTGAATATTTCTTTGTTACAATACCCTTGCCGGGAGTTACTACAAGTTCACAAGTTGTAGAAATAATAGATTCCGGTAACACCCTATTAGTTTCTGATGCCACTTTTACTGGAAATATAGAAATAAACTTTTTAGATCCTGCAAATTTGCGTGTAGTATTAGGAGGAACATCTAAAGGTAAATCTGATTGGGAAGATTTAGTAGGAAAACTTTCAGAAACAATATATTTACAGGGGAGAACTCCATATGCTTCAGATGAATCCCCCGTGTTTTATCAACCATTCTCATATGTGGTCAGATCAACTAGATCTATCGAGGAATGGAGAGATAGCATTAAACGGGTTTTGCATCCGGCGGGGATGGTTGTTTTTAGTGAAATAAATAATGAGACTCCTCCAGATGAAGTAAACAGCATAGAACTTAAAGCAAGCCTGGGGTCAGAAATTCGAGATTTCTTTACGATAACTGCAGATAATGCGAGACCTCCTTTTTATACTAGCAATAACATTTACAAAAATACTAAAGTGAATGTTACCATCACTTCAGATTTTACCTACACGATATTCAGTTATCTATAATAAATAATAGATGCCAAATATAATAACAGACAAAATTAAACTAAGAAATGCGATCAGATTCAAGAATCTTGTTAACTTGAATCAAAATTCCTCTCTTTACTTTTACTTGGGTCGACCCAATCCTTGGTCGAATGATAACGAGCCCCCTATCCCCGGCGATAATCCTCAAGAAGATGCTAAGATTTGGGATGAAATTTTAGGGTTGAAAAAGTTACTGCCCTCAGATATAAAACATGTCGTCAAACGCGTCGATTGGAAATACGATACTGTATACGATCAATACGACGATGAGGACGAGGAACTATTCAATAAAGTTTTCTATGTAATGAATAGTACTTATGATGTATACAAATGTATATCTAACAATAGAAGAAGCAAATCATTAGTAGAACCATCCGGTAAAAGTTTAAATATTTTCACATCTTCGGATGGATATAGATGGAAATATCTTTATTCCATATCTGCAGCAGATCAACTTAAGTTTTTAACAAGAAATTGGATGCCTGTAGATGTCAATGCTGACGTTTCAGCATTTGCGAAGGATGGGGGCATAGAACATATTATTATCAATAATGGAGGTATAGATTACTCATCCTTCTCTAAAGTTAGGATAGATGGTGATGGGAAAAATGCTAATATAGGTGTTAGAACTAGATTGGGAGTAATTCAAGATTTTGCATTTAATAATAGCGGCACACAGTATAGAAATGCTAATGCCTATATTTTTGATCCGACAGGTTCGGGATATTCCTCCAACATACGAGCTATCATTAATCCAGTAGGTGGACACGGATTTGATCCCATATCTGAACTAAATGCACATACTTTAATGTTTAATACTAAAACGGATTACAATGAAGGTTTTGAAGACTTTCCCCCTGAAGTAAAATTTAGAAGATTAGGTATAATAGATACGCCAGAAGATGCCTACGGTAATCCTGCCAACGCATTGACTCTCAATGGTTTATATTCTATACAATTTGATAATGTTACAGGAATCTTTGTTAAAGATGAGTATATACTTGCTAATAACAGTCTTTCAAATTTATATTGTGTTACTGCAAATGTGATTTCTAGTAATGCGATAATTAAATATATACAATCCATAGATAGCACAAGAAACTTCAATACTCCAAATATCGGAGAATTGATGGTAGGATTAACATCAGGTGCGACAGGAATAGTTAAAACTTTAAGAACACCCGAAGTACTTCACGATACAGGTTCTATAATCTATGTAGAGAATAGAACTCCTGTTACTAGATCTGTAGATCAATCTGAAATCCTTCATTTAGTTATAGAATTTTAAGGAAATAAAATGCCAGTAGAAACAAATATTTCTCCATACTACGATGACTATTCTGAAGATAAGAATTTTCATAGAATATTGTTTAGACCAGGAGTTGCGGTACAAGCTAGAGAACTAACTCAATCTCAAACAATATTTCAAAATCAAATTAAAAGGATCGGCGATTATCTTTTTACTTCTGGCGATAAGGTAGTAGGACCTAAACCTGCAATAAACATTGATGCAAGAACTATCAGAGTAAAAGATGTAGATCCATTCGGAGTTGCGATAACTCCTGCAACATATCTAAACACGTTTGTTACTTCCTTAAATTCTAATGTTATCGGTTACGTAGAATTTGTATATGAAAAAGATAATCCGGATATAGGAGATCCAATATCTTTTGTTATATCCTTGAAAAAATATAATTCTACAAATGATGGAATGTTTGATCAAAATGAAGAATTATTTTTCTACACAGATTATACAGATGCTTTAAATAAATCTACTCCCAATTATAGGGCACTAACTGTAGAAGATACTGTAAGAAATGCATTTTGTACAGTATCTCAGTATTCTAAATCTATTATACTAACTAATACTAATTCTTCTATACAAGTAGGCGATCTATTAGTACATCCTAGTTTGACTAAGAAACTTTATGTTACTGAAATACGTAGTACTATAGAAATTGTTGTTAACGATCCTCCAGAAATCAATATTGCGAATGATAGAATAGAATTTATTAAAAAGGCAACATGCCCAACAACTATACTAACACAGGATGTTGCGACATTCTATAAGGATGGTTTCTTTGTTCGTTGCCCGCTACTAAAAATTGTTCCAGATAAAAATACAGCATATCCTACGAAATCTGTAGGCTTATTCGCCGAAGAAAGAATAATTACTAGTAATGATGATACTTCCTTATTAGATCCTGCACTAGGAAGTTCTAATTATTTTGCTAGAGGAGCTGATAGATTAAAAATAGATATTTCAATAGTTAGTCAAAGTTTAGATTCCGACGGTAAAGTTGAAATACCTGAAGATTTCATCCCACTTATTAAATTTAATAAAGGGGAGATAGAATATCTCAAAGAACTTTCCACTAATTCTATTTTGGATTCCAAATTAGCAGAAAGAACTTATGATGAATCTGGTAATTACATAGTAGATCCATTTCAAATTTTACCCGTATCTACTGCGGATTCCGATCCAAATTTAATATTCTCAGTTTCTGCAGGTAAGGGATATGTGGGTGGATATCAGGTAAAAACTATAGCACCTACTGAAATTAGAGTACCTAAAAATTTCAAGACAGAGACTGTCGAAAATTATAATATTAATACGACGCAGGGAAACTATCTAAAAGTAAAAGATATAGATAGAAGACTAATTAAACCACAAGAATTAACTATGAGTGAAATTTTCTTAGAAACTCATAGTGTTACTAATCCAACTACTACCAATACTAGGGTAGGTATACTTGCATTTAAAAATTTGGAATATGATAGCTATGACGGTAGCAATCTAAGTTATAGGATGTATTATCATTATTATGCCCCGGAAAGCGAAGTCCCGGTATCTTGGGCAGCATGGTCTAACAAATATAATATACCAGAAAATGAAGGCAGATATCTAGCAAATATACTATATGAATCTAATTATTTACTAGGTAATTATGGCGCATCCAGAACACCATATTATGGTCTATTTAGAGAACCAGATAATGCGGGATTGGCATACTGGTGGCAACAATGGGTTGCATTTGGAAGAAATATAGAAAATATTAAAGAAGCATTTGTTTTTGGTGCTTCCGGCACAGATGCTGCTAGGGTTCTGTCTAATTCTAAATCTTTCTTAGTGGTTCAAAATGGCAGCCCATTTTATGATGGATTTGTCAATGTAGAAAAAGTTAAAAGTATAGTGGGCGTATCCAACGAATATACTTCTCACGGAACTGCTGCAACCTATGCCGCTCCTTTCTTCTATGCAAATATAGCATTAGGTGGGACAGATAAAGAAGGTAAGTTGGTGGTATTTGATACTAAACCTGCGGATAATTTAGTTTTTCCTATCAATAAACCTTATATTACTACAGTAAGAAATATCCAAACCTCATATATTAAGGTTTTTCAAAATTTAGTATTTTCCGGAGGAACTTATACTAAGACATTGTCTTCACCTGAAACTTTTGCATTAGGCGATGGATCAGTACCTGCAAGTACTGCGAGAGCAAACTTTACATTGCTAATTAAAACTGGTGCTACTAGTAATGTAAAATACGGAACATTTACCTATGAGCCCACACTCACAGGAGCTAGACCAACAGTAACAATATCTGGGGATTCAGCCTCCTTGACCATTAATACTGGCGATCCCGCGTTTGCCGGTACTGCGGATCTAGCCGCCGTTATAGAAAATGATAATATAGCAATACGAACTAAAACTTTAACTACCGGCTATTCTATATTAAATATCGATACTGCAGATAAAATTTATGATTTAGGAAAATCGGATATCTTTAGATTTAGAAATATTTTCAAAGTTGCTAATGTTTCCAAATATTTAGGAGATTGGAATCCTGCTACATCCTATACTTATAGTGATATAGTAAGCCAAGAGGGAGCATTATACGTTTCTCAGGCAGTAACTACTAATGTGAATGTTTCCTTTGGCAATGCGTGGAGCCAGATTATTTCTGAAAATATGAATAATTATGTTTTAGACAATGGCCAACGGGATAGTTATTATGATCATGGATATGTCACATTTATAGGTGCATCTTCTGACATACCCGGAAATGTGTATATGAGTTATGATTATTTCACTCATTCGGGTGAAGGACCTGTAACTGCAGAATCATATCCTCCTTCGTTGTATGGACAAATACCCACCTATCGATCTACAATAGATGCTACAGTATATGAGTTGAGAGATTGTTTAGATTTTAGAGCAAGAAGAATCGATGGTTCCGCATATCATAATTATAATCCTGCAGTGTTTCCTTTATCGTCAATTACTTCAGAAGCAGATGTAACCTATTATCTAGGCAGAAAAGATAGATTATACGTGACGAATTCGTTACAAAATTTTGGATCGCCCTTTAATAAGTTTTATTACGAAAGGGGCGTCGAAGGTACTACTCCCGTAGAACCTGCAGATTCATCAGATTTAACTAAGTTAAGTATTGCTGTTTTAGAAATACCTCCGTATACAAGTTCTGCATTTGGTGTCAAAGTTACATATAATGATAATAGAAGATATACCATGAAAGATATAGGTGTATTGGAAGATAATATTATACGATTAGATAAAGCAGTAAAATTACAAAGCATAGAGGTAGCAAGCTTAAGATCTATCATTACCAATGAGGAAGGTGATGTATTATTAAAATCGGGTATATTGGTAGAAGATTTTTCTGATTTAGAAAAATCAGATTTATTAAGCGGTTATTTTAGTGCAGCAATAGATGATCAAGAGAAAGAATGTTTCCCAGCTTTTGCGGCATATAATATAGATTTAGAATTGATAACAGATGCAGACATTACTATCGCCAATGATATTATAACTATGAAATACCAAGAAGATGTATTTGCTTCTCAACTTGAGGCAAATTCAACAGTCAATCCAAATCCCGGAGGAGTGAATGATGGTTTTGGCAGAGCAAATACAAACAAGAAAAATAGTTTTCTTGTTAATTTATTGTTAACGGGTGGAGTATTAATAGCAAGCACTATTGCCTTGAAAACTGCGGCGGCATACATAGGTGCTTCTTATGGAGGATCCGCAATAGGAAACTTAGCAACCTCTTTTGCCGGGGAATCTTTAACATCTCTCGCAACGGTTGCGGAATTTTCTGCAGAAGGAGTTTTATCCGTAGCATGGGAAGCCACTCGAAGGTTAGGACTTTCGTTTTTAGAATCGGTACAATCAATTGAGGGAGTGACTAAGTTATTTACAGATGTAACTGCCCCATTGGTTAATATTGCCGAGAAAGTATGGGCATTTGCTAAAGGCGGCTTTAATAGCATATTACCCGAAAGTCTAGGTGCCACAGTTAGTCAAACAAGTACAGTATCTTCAGGAATTACCGGGATATTAAATACGCCGTTCACACTTATATCGAGAGCGATTAATACTATAACGGGACAATCCTTTTCTGCAACTATTGCGGGTGTCCAAGCAGGAATAATTGCGATGTCCACATTTATAGTAGGAGCAACCTTTAAAGGATTGGTATTGGCTTCTTCTGCCCTTGCAAGTGCAACTGCAGGCATACCCATTGTGGGGGCAGTAACATCTGCTATTGCTAGCGGCACCTTAAGTGCAGGATTGAGTATACTGTCTGCGGGTCCTTTAGCAACAGTAGTTGCGGCAGGTGCTATTGTATATGCAGGTTATAAGATTGTTAAGAATGTTTGGAAGACGGTTAAAAAATGGTTCTCAGATGTAAGGATGAAGGAAAATATACAATTTGTAGAAAAACTTTCAAACGGACTAAATGTATATTCATTTGAATATAAGAAAGAGTTTAAACAGATTGCAGGTTATGGTAGATATACGGGTGTTATTGCACAGGAAGTGGAAAAACTTTATCCGACAGCAGTAACTGTTGAAAATAATGGTTATAAATCCGTTAATTATTCTTTATTAGGAATCTAAAATGGCATCAAATCAGTTAGTAACATCCTCAAGAGATACTAGTTTCCCAGTTTTTGCGGGATCGGAAGTATTGGCATTTTCTGTATCTCAAATGCCTCCCCTTACTAAAATTTATAGTTATGTTAACGGTGTTAATATTACAGCATTTACTGCACCTGTAACTAATGGCGCTTTGATGGGAGATACTATTGAGACAGATCAATTGGGAAGCGCTCTAGGATTACTATACATCCCAAGTACAGATGGTAAGTACAAATTTTTAACTGGCGAAATACGAATAACTTTTTCTGATAGTCCTAATGGTGTAGAAAATTCTAAATACATTTCTGAAACCACTTTATATAATCACGGTATTAGCCTTGTGGATGTGGAACAGGGAACTACAGTTTCATTAAGATCAACTGAAAGATTTAGAACAGATGTTGCGGGATCCTCTAGTGAGACGAGCACCTCATTAAAACAATTATCTCCATTATCTCAAACTTTTCTAGTAGATCAAGCTAAGCATCCTTTAGGTATAGTACTAACAGGCATTAATCTATTCTTCTTTTCCAAGGATGATAAATTACCTATAGGTATAGAATTGCGTCCAGTAGTTGATGGTAAGCCGTCAACATTAGAATATATGTCGGGTTCTTATGTGCAAAAATTACCTGCAGATGTTACAATTTATGATCAAGTAACCGGATCTGCACCTGCAACAGTTTTCACCTTTCAGCATCCTATCTTCTTGAAACCTGGAGATTATGCATTCTGCGTAATTACAAAATCAGATAAGTATCAATTACTGTCGGCCAAAGTCGGCGACGGTAAAACTGTCAAACAACCATTTGCAGGATCTCTGTTTAAAGCACAAAATACTGGAGAATGGATAGGTGATACGAATGAGGATCTAACCTTCGTATTAAGAAAAGCTAAGTTTGAAACTGGCACGGCGACCTTTGAAATGCAAAATCCTGATCTTTATCCGATAGACTATAACAGATTAAGATTGCTTACTACAGATATAAATTATGGCACTACCGCATATGCAGATTATAGGGTTCAAACAACTAATTCTGGTGGTTCAGTTAATGATTATAAAACCATTCTACAAAATTCTGAACTAAATCTAGATGGGAGACAGACTGCGAATGCACAAGGAGATTTGAAGGTAGAAATTTCTTTGACTACCAAATCAGAAGATGTCGCTCCAATATTAGATAAACAACTTATAAAAGCGCAAGTATTTAAAAACAGTGTTGTGCCATATACTCAGGAAATTTCTCAATCAGAATTAGCACCCAATAATGGATCTGCTCGTTCTAGATATATTAGTAAGATAGTAACCTTGCAAGAGGGATTTGATTCTACAGGCATTGAAGTTAAAGTAGATGTTAATAGAAAAGTAGGTACCGAGGTAGAGGTCTTCTATAGAGTCTTATCCAGAGAAGACAAACTGCCGGATAGAGGTATATTTGATAGACCTTGGATCCTATTACCATTAGTATCTCCTTCTCGTAAATCTTTTGCTGGTACTTCCGATGATGTATTCACAACTGAGGTTTATCGGACATTGAATACTACCTACGGGTATTCTACGAATTCTATTCTATCTGGTACAAGCACAGATGCATCCTTTGAAGATTTTGCATATTATCAAGTAAAAGTAGTATTTTATGCGAATAATCCAGTATATCTTCCAAAGATAAAAAATCTAGTTGCCGTCGCTTTACTATGAGAAAACTCGTACCCGTAGAAAATGAACCTAGTTATTTTCGAGATGAAAGCACTTCCGCATTAATTAATACTGACATACATCTTTTAGCAGATTACAAAAGCAGAAGAAAATTGAAAAGAGAAATGCAGGATATGAAAATGGAAATAAATATGTTGAAAGAAGAATTACAAAAAATAAAAAACCATTTAAACTTGGATACCTAAGATGCCAGCAAGTCGCAATTTTTCCAACGTAAATGTAGGTACAACTGCCAATGATGGTACCGGAGACCTACTAAGAGATTCCTTCGTTAAGATTAATAATAATTTAAATTCTGCCTATAGTAGTGGGCAGTTTTTAGCATTCGGTACCGATGGTAGATTGAATCCCGGATACACCTGGGCAAACGATAAAGATACCGGTATGTATAGGCCAGGGTCAGGAAAAATTGGATTTGCTTTAAATGGTGCAGAATCACTAGTATTGAATGATGACGGAACCTTAAATTGGTTTGGTTCAAAACTAGCTACAGAAAATTATGTTGCAGCACAATTAGCTTCTTTCACAGGAGGAGTTAGTGGAGGAAATGTTACTGTTGTTGTAGACGGCGGAGGAGGTGGTGGAGGAGGCGGTGGAAGTAATGTTACTGTTACTGTCAATGGAATACCTGTAGTATCCTCATTACCAACGACAGGAAATTATGAAGGTAGATTCGCATTCTATAATGGTGATGTTTGGATTTTCTCTTGCTATCCTTCAGGGAATGGATTAGGAAAACCTGCAGATCCTTCAATAGGAAGAGAAGCAGGATCCGATTGCAGATGGACAAGATTCAGAGGTGAAGGTGCAGTAACCGTGGGTACAACTTTGCCCGCAACTGGCGTTGAAGGGCAGACTTTCTATGAGACATCTTCTAATACTTTATATTACTGGATCAATGGGCAATGGAAAACTGCCGCAGCAGTTATCACACCGGACGCTCCCGCGGGATTAGAAGTATTAGCAACGCTACCATTAGTTTCAGATCCTAATAATTTTGAAGGTCGTACAGTGGTGGTGGGTAGCGCAGTCTATATCTTTATCAGCGGAGCGTGGCAAGACTTCAATAACTATCTAACCCCGACTGCTTCAGCCGGCGTGCCCGCAGGAACAGTTTTCCCATCTACCGCAACTGCTAAAACTGGAGAAGTTTTTAGAAAAGAAGGGGCTAATGCAGGACTGTATGTTTTTGATGGTACGGGTTGGGCCACGATTTCCGCATATACAAGACAAGTAGGTAGTACTGCAGGTATCAGAACATTATCATCTTTACCAAGTGCGGCAGTAACCGCATCGTCATACAATGCAGGCGATCTATTGATTGTTGGTGGAGTAGTCTACATCTTAAATTCCACAAAAACTAGTTGGGATTTCTTCACACCTGGAGGTGCAGGTGGTTCCATAACTGCAGTAACAGTTACCGCAGGATCAATAGGAACTCAAGAATTGGCTGCTAATGCTGTCACTGCAGCAAAGATATTAGCTGGTTCTATTATAAGTGAAAAGATTCAAGCAAATGCTATTACCAGCAGAGAAATATCTTCGGATGCTATTTCTGCTAGACATATTAGCTCGAACACCATTACCGCAGCAAAAATACAAGTTGGTGCAATTGGCACAGCACAGATAGCAGCTAATGCTATTACTAGTAATTTAATAGCAGCCGGTTCTATTACTGCAGGAAAATTAGCAGTAGGAGCCATTAATGCTGAGAATATTCAAGCAGCCAATTTGTCCGTTATAACTCAAAATGCAGGAAGGATTACTGCAGGTGTATTGCAGTCGGGCGATGGAAGAATGGTTATAGATTTGAATAACAAATTTATTAGAATTGAAATTTAAGGATGATAAATGCTTGGACACAATTTACCTGATGAGCTTTACGGATTACTTGAAAAAACAAAACAATTATACATAGGACAAACTGAAGGAAGACCTGAAGTAGTAAAAAGCCTAGATGATTGTATTGCAATAATTTTGAAAAAAGATGATGAACTAGTATTTTCTTTATCTGAAGAAGATAGAGAATTGATGAATACTAATAACAAAATCTTAGTTACGGTAGGTTCTTCCAAGGATATTTCTGAAGTATATTTCCCTGAAAGATATTTTGAGAATACGAATTTAGTAGGAAGACCTTTCCTACATGGTATATTCGATTGCTATACCTTAATAAAAGATTATTATAGAAGAAACTTTAATTTAATATTGCCTACAAATTTACAAAGAACATGGGAATGGTGGACACAGGGAGAAAATCTATATGTTGATAATGCAAGCAAATATGGATTTTATGAAGTTTCAGAAATAAAAAAGAATGATGTACTAATTATGAAAATACAAAGTCCTGTTCCTAACCATGCTGCAATATATCTAGGGGATAATAAAATATTACATCACATCGGAGGAAAATTTTCTTGTATACAAGATTTAGTTCCTTCTTTAAAATTTAAAATTTCTATAGTTTATAGGAACAAGGAAATAGTAAATGACAACTAATGTATTCTATGCTGGAAGATTCGGCGGAACAAATGTTGTCTCGATATTTACAAATCCTGCAGGGCAAACAGGAAGTAATACCCCGTTAAGTAATCCTACGGCTAATTTAAATAGAATATTGTTTGATACTAGATTTGATTACTTAAATATAGTATACACTTCAAATTTTGTCAGAACATATAATTTTGTAGATGTCAATAGGCAAAGTTCGGGTAAAAAAGGAAAAAGCAGTGCAGAAGTACCCATCCAAGGAGATAGTTTAACTACTGTGGCTAGTCATGGTTTAGGGTATATACCCGGAGCTATACTTGTAGATTTTGATACTAGAGAAGCAATCTCAGGAAATTCTTTTATACAGAATGAGGATAATGCCTCATTCAGATTCATATATCTTTTCGCAGATGAAAATAATTTTTATATTAAAGAAAAATACTTTGTTAGATTACTTCCTTTACCTTCGTTGACTAGAAGATATACTATTTACGCATTTAATAATCCAGCAACAGTACCTTCATTCTAAAATGGCAAATTTACTTTTAATTACTGCTGATAGAGTAACCATAAGTGATGTATTTGATACTAACAGACAGTATCTATACAAAGATCCTTCGCCTCCGGTTGTTGGACAAGATGCAGTTTTCACTAAAGTTTTTAAACCAGAATCACTAAGGATATTTCAGGAAACTGAAGCAGGTACTAGATTAAGCGAATATGAAAATGAGAGATTTTTATTGGGTCCGAACCCAATACCTGCATCGGGCCCCTTTCTTGAAAATTTATGTATAGACGGAAATCCAAATACCTTAAACTTTAGAAACCTATTGCTATTAGATAAACCTCCGTTAAGAACAGGATTTTTTCAATTCTTTATTAATGATATTAGCTTTACCGGTTTGATAACTAGAACCTCAACCTACGATGAATGGCATTGGGAACAGAATGGTTATTATTATGGGTACGTCAAAAAATCAGGCAAGGGATATGGTATAGAGATAAGTAAAAATTCTCTGTATAGCGTAGAACAAATAGAAATACCGGATGCTGATAGTAGCAGGACAGAATATGTTTATAAACCTACTGCCCTTCTTTTAGCTTTAAGAAATTTAAAAGGCGGCGAAGAAATAATATCTACGGCAACCCCCGCAGATCCCAATACATATCTACAGTCATTACCAGGATTAACTACGTTAGAACAGTTTCCGGATGGTTTGGATTTATATTATATCTCTGCTGCGGATGCCCTTAGATATGTGGCAAGTTATCCAGATTTGATACAATCAATAGGGACAAATGTTACGAAGGCACAGTTTGAATATGCAAAAAATCCTAAACAAATATTATTCAATCCCATATCATATTTAAATAAATATGCGGATTTGAAACAGGCATATGGTTATGATACATATGCAGTAACAATTCATTATATTCAATCAGGGTATAATGAGGGAAGAACATATGATTCTGCTAGCGGAATAAATTATATTTCCGGAGGATTATATGATGAGAGATCTGGAGGATTTTCTCTATCATCAGATAGTTTAATATGGGCAAATGGAGAAACTATATCCGGTAAAGGAAAATCTCTTACTTATAAGTTTGGAGGAGTTTCCTATTATTTAAATGGTAATTTGCCGGTGGATAATAAGTTAGTTTTCTTGAAGGTGCACTGATGGGTATAGATTTAAGAAGTACTAATTTTACGATAAAAGATGGTAGCGGTAATACTAAATTTTCTACAGAAAGAAGAATACCTCACCTTTTGTATAATATACCAGGTGTAATAAGTGTACCGACTATATTAGGACCTAATCCATCTGCAGTTACCGTGGAAAGAACAGATGAATTTATTTTAATTAATAATAACAATATTACCACAAATGATTATTTCGTGTTACCCTTTTTTAGAATAAACGGTGGGCCCGCAGAATCGGGAAATAGCGTACTGACCGGGGGAGGTTCTGTTTTACTTAGGATAATTAGACAACCTAGCACTGGTTTATATCTAGGTTCAACTATCTTAAATACTGTGGTTGAAAATGGAACTTTAAAATTAGTTTGCAAACAAAATTTAGATAAAACAGGATATACGAACATTGAAGGTGACGATATTATCAATGTTGCATATAGAGTATACTACGGGAGATTTCAATGATTAATATTACAAATTTGTCTGTGAATTTTGCAGATAACGTAACAAAGGTTACCTTAGAAATTTATGAAACTAAAGGATCAGTGGAGAGATTGCGAGATAAACTCGTTGTCAATCTAGTAGGAAGATATCAAAGTATAAATGATGAGCTATATTCCATTATAAACGAAGAATTAGTTAAAAATGGATTTAACTATAATCAAACTGTAGGATAATAAATATTAGAGTTAAGGAACTCTATACATGGCCATTACGCAAAATTTAACAATAAATCAAGGTTCTACCTTTCAACGTTATCTGCAATATGTGGATAATGCAGGCAATCCTGTCGATTTGACAGGATATTTCCTACGGGGAACTTTGCGAGAATCATATCAAGCTTTAAATGCTTTTAGCTTGAGTATAGACTATGCAAACGTTACTACAGGAAATATATCGATATCTTTGACTTCAAATGAAACATCCGTATTAGATACTACCAGATACGTATATGACATCGAAGCATATAGTTCGTCTCTAGGAACTATACGATTATTTGAAGGTATAGTCACGGTTAATGCTGGAGTTTCACAATTAAGTAGAACTACTTATCTAGTAAATAAAGAAACGTTAATTACTGGCAATGTTATACCTAAACAGAATGAAGTTTTTAGTTTAGGTACACCGGAAATGCGATGGAAA